GCCAGCTCGGGGACCAGCTCTGGGACCAGCTCGGGGGCCAGCTCGGGGGCCAGCTCGGGGGCCAGCTCAGGGACCAGCTCTGGGACCAGCTCTGGGGCCAGCTCGGGGACCAGCTCAGGGACCAGCTCTGGGGCCAGCTCTGGGACCAGCTCTGGGACCAGCTCGGGGGCCAGCTCGGGGGCCAGCTCAGGGACCAGCTCGGCAATTCATTGCCGAGCTGGTACTACGGCTGCACGGGATCGATCGAGGCGTACTGGATCGCCTTCTACCGCTTTTGCGAAGAGATCGGCGTCGTCTACGGGGCCCAGCAGCGGGAGCGCTTGGGCTGGTACGAGGAACTCGCGCGCCACTGCGGGTGGTGGTGGCCGTATGGCCGCGTCGCGATCGCCAGCGACCGCCCGACGCGCACTCGGTGGAACGCGGCCCATCGCTTGCACTGTGAGGACGGGCCGGCGATCGAGTTCAGGGACGGCTACGCGCTCTACGCGCTGAACGGCGTGCGCGTCCCGAAGGAGCTCGTCACCGCCACGGGCGAGGATCTGGACCCGCAGACGTGGGTTCTCAAGCAAGCCAACGCGGAGGTTCGGCGCGAGGCGGTGCGCAAGATCGGGATCGAACGGGTGTGCGAGCGCCTCGGCGCCAAGGTAATTGACAGCCAGGGCGACATGTACGAGCTCCTCGAGCTCGACCTGGGCGACCGGCGCCGGCGACCATATTTGAAAATGAGAAATCCGTCGATAGGAGTTTTTCACCTCGAAGGGGTCCATCCAGACTGCATAACCGTCGAAGCCGCGCTGGCTTGGCGCAACGGTACGAAGACACCACCGGCTATCCTGACATGATGGAAGAGTGGCGAGCGATTCCAGGGCACGAAGGATACGAAGCGTCATCTTTCGGACGCATCAGGTCATTTTGGGTACGTGGCCACTCTCGCCTACAGACATTGCCGACCCGTATTCTGCGGGCCAATAACAAGGATACGTATGCCGGCGTCCTATTGGCGGGGCACGGCCGGCGAGTGAAGAAACGGGTACACGAACTGGTGCTGGCAGCATTCAAGGGCTTGCGTCCGGTGGGCACGCAAGGCGCCCATCTCAACGGCAATGCCCGTGACAACAGGCCGGACAATCTCGCTTGGGTAGCGCCGACAGAAAATCACGGCCACAAACGCCGACACGGAACTCTGCTGCGAGGCGACACACATCCGGGTGCGACGTTAACAGCGCGAACTGTAGAGTCAATTCGCTCTCGCTATCAGGCTGGTGAGCATCAAGATCAACTCGCCTCTGATTATGGAGTTCGTCAGCAGCAGATTAGCCGAATCGTGAATCGGCTGCGATGGCGCAACTCAGCATGACCGCCCCGCTGGCCCGCCCCGGGGTGTCGTCAGTCTCGTTCTTCGTCGTCGGGCGACTCGAGAATCCGCTCAACGGCTCGCTCGCCCACGCGCACTGGAGTCGCAAGAGCGCGTGGGCGGCGGAGTGGAAAATCCGGACCGCGGCGAGCTGGGCGTGTGCGCGGCTGGAGATGCCACGCGAGGTGCCGAAGCGGATCACGTTCACGTGCTACGTCGGCGCGAGCTGGGACGACGACAACCTGCCGGCCGCCTGCAAGCCGATCCGCGACGCGTTGATCGGGCGGGCGATCCAGGGCGATGCCAAGCGCGACGGCCATGAGTTTCTCTATGAGCAGCACGTGGATCGGCAGCGGCGCGGCGTGGATGTGCACATCGAGCCGCGCACCGGGGGCGCGGGCGAGAATGAGTGAGCGGTCAGAGAACGAGCAGTGCGAGAAGTGCGGGCGCGGTTTCAATCGCATCGGTCGTCTGGTGGACTGGATGGTGGGCGACGAGGATATTTATCTATGCATCGCGCACAGCAAGCAGTTAGAGAAGATCATGCTCGACTGGATTAAGGCCCAATGACCGCGCCCGAGCGCCGCGCGGCAGAGGAACCAGCGTGGACCTATGCGATTGACTATGCGCCTAATCCTGAGGGTGTAATGGTCGAGGTCACGAGTACTCGGGTCGCCGTCGTAACTGAGGCACAGTGGAACGCCGCCCTCGCCCGCGCGGTGCGGGAGGAACGCGAAAAGATCCCGCTTCTCGAATGGGCTGACGATGGCACACCCCTCTACGTTCACGCTAAAAACTGCTCGTCATTCTGCGACTATGCATGTAACGGACCGAGGGGCTTCAGGATGATTGAGCAACTGGGCGCCCGGCATCATGGGAGCGAGGGATGAGCGCGATCCACGAGAAGGTCATCGAGGTAATTATGCGGGGGCTCAAGGCTTACGCCCCCGACGAAGTAGAAACCTACGGTCACGATGAAGCCGAGATGATCGCCGACTACGTGGAACCCTTCGTCGCCGCCGAAGTCCAGCGGGCGGTGGGGGCTACATGGGAAGAGGCTGCGAAGGCTGTGCCCACGAATTGGGTAGACTCGCTGCTCACCGGGCCCGATGGCATTGGCGACCCGCCCTACCACGTTCCACAGATCGAGCGACTCCTGCTCGCCATCCGGGACAGACTTCGCACCCGGCAGCAGCCCGAGGGGGAGGGGAGATGACTCCCAAGAAGAAGGCCGACAAGGGGCATGGCTGGAACGTGGTGGTGATAGGCTCACCCCGTGTGCAGCATCAACCCGGCGAGTGCCAGTATAACTTTGAGTTCGTGGTGCGCTTCACAGGAGCGAAGAAAGCCGAGCCCGCCCGCCACGAGGGAGAGTGATGGGCAAGATTAAGATTCCGCGAGCGTGGAATCCGAAGCGACTGGGCGTGCAGAAGTCCACGAATTGCCCGGGACTAGAAACGATGGAATCGTTTGCCCGGGCGGCTGAGCGGCATAAGAAGGGCCAGCCGCCTGCGGAGGAGCGGGGCGATGGCCGCGTGTGAGTGGTGCTGGGCTCGGGCCTTCACGCGCGCAATGACGGACCCCAGTAAATCTCAAGCCGAGCACTACGACGACTTGCTGGCTGAGCAGGGCGCGTTGGGAGCCGACGCCGATTGCCCTGAGCGACGACAGGAACTCAAGCGGAGCCCCCGATGAGCGACGTGCTGCGGGAGGCGCTGGCAGATATGATCGACGTGGCAGAGCGGTGTGCGTGGTTCGTCCTGAAATCAACTGGACAGATACCCTACGACGACCGCATCCGCGCCGCTCGCAAAGCCCTCGCAGCCGCCGCGCGCGGGGAGGGAGACATCGAGGATGATGCCCAGGCGATCTACAACGCCCCGAGGGATTGTTGGTCTGGTGAGTTCCCCATCAGCATTGACGTAGCCCGTTACATCGCTCGTGCATTGGCCCGCCGACGCGGGGCCGGGGAGGGGTGAGGATGGCATGGAAGACGAAACGTGCTCGCTGGCGTCACCACGGCACTCTCGTATTGACCCGCAGCGGTGTCGAACGGCTATGCATGCGGTGCATTCGCCAAGGCACCTAACCCGAGGATGAGCGGCCAGTGAGCGACCTGATCGCGCGCGTGCAGGCGATGCGGGATCAGCTCCCGCGGGGCGATGCGGCGCTGGCCGAACTGCTGGATGACGTGCTCCGTGCGTTACGAGCCCTATGCAGATTCAGGCAGGCGGTGGAAGCCTTTGGTCTCGCAGCCAGTGCTGAGGCGGAAACGAAACGACGAGAAGGCGAGGGGCTGTGACTCTACGACTGGAGGCGATGCCGATGGTAGCACGGTCCTCGCGTTCGCGATTGGTCGTTCGGGATGCGCAACGGTGGTATACGCAGAAAGAACTTGCCGAATTCTGGCGCGTGCATCCGGTCACTGTGCGGAAATGGCTGATGATGGCGCGGCGGTCTGGCTGCGGGCCACATCCGGATCAGACAAGAGTCAGGCGGGTGAATGCGGCGCGGCGATTTGTGCTGATTCGGTCAGACTATGCGTGGTTTCTGCAGGACTGCTTCTTTGTTCGTCGCTCGGGTGTTTCGATCCTATCTCCCGCCCCGCCAGGGCCAGTGAAATAATTTCTCTCCTCAGTGTAGTCGCTGCATGTAGTCGTTCGTTGTAGCCTGCCGACGGTTGACAGCTTTTCGTAGCCTCGCCTAACTTTCTCGCGTGTATGGACCCCCTGCCACTCGCGGTTCGCGATCCGGTGCGCTTCCGCCTGGAGTCCATCCGTACGCATCTGCTCAAACGGCTGGTGCGGACGTACGACCGCGGACTGAGCGGCCTGATTGGCAAGGATGAGGCCCCTGGCTATGCGGTCGGGGTCAAAGCGGCGACGGCCCTCTTGGATCGCATCGAGCCGACCCCGAAGGCGGTGGTGCAGGCGGCGGTGCAGGGGACGTTGATCGTGCAATGGGCGACACCCGAGTCGTCATCCCCTACCGACCGCGCCCTCTCCAGGCCGAGTTCCATAGCGCCTTTGCTGTCCAACGGCCACGGGCCAGTCTCCTCGTCTGTCACCGACGATTTGGGAAGTCTGTGATGACGGTGAACGAACTGATTCGGGGGGCCATTGAGTGTCCGCGCGAGTCGCCGCGGTACGCCTTTATCGCGCCGTATTTGAAGCAGGCGAAGGACATCGCGTGGGACTACGCCCACAAGTTCGCCGGAGCCATCCCCGGGGTAGGATTCAACGAGGCAGAGCTCCGCGTGGATCTCCCGGGGGACCGGCGTCTGCGATTGTACGGCGCGGACAACCCTGATTCGATCCAAGGCATCTATCTTGACGGCGTCGTGATGGACGAATACCAGCTGACGGCGCCGTGGATCTTCCGGCAGATCATTCGGCCGATGCTGGCCGACCGGAAGGGCTGGATCATCTTCGCGGGGAAGCCACGCGGGCGGAATCACTTTTTCGACCTCTACCGCGCCATGCAGGCGCAGTCGGACCGCCTCGTGCGGCTCTATCGGGCTTCGGAGACCGGCTACGTCGATCCCGACGAACTCGCTGACATGAAGCTCGACATGACCCCCGAGGAGTATGCGCAGGAGATGGAGTGCAGCTTCGACAGCGCCGTGGTCGGGGCGTACTACGCTCGGGAGCTGACGGCTGCACGCGAAAGCCGCCGGATCCGGCCCGTAGCCTGGGAACCGGCCATTCCGGTTGAGACGTGGTGGGACGTGGGGTACACCGATGCCACTGCGATCCTGTTTGTGCAGCGCGTGGGGCGCGAGTTGCATGTGATCGACTATCTCGAGGATGCCGGGAAGGATCTAGCCTTCTACGCCAAAGCCCTCCAGGGCCGGCCGTACCTGTACGGCAAGCATCACCTGCCCCATGATGCGGGGCATAGCCTCTTGGCCTCGGCCGGTAAATCGATCGCGGAGTTGTTGCGGGCGTTGGACGTGAAACCGCTCAGCGTGCATCAGAAAAACGATCCGTTGGACGGGATCAACCAGGCGCGTCTCCTGTTTCCCCGGGTGTGGTTCGACGAGGTCAAGTGCGAACGTCTGCTGGCGTGTCTTGCGCACTACCACGCGAAACAGGATCTGAAGAATCAGACCGAGCGGCCGGATCCGGAACACGACTGGTCCTCGCATGGCGCCGATGCCTTCCGCTACCTGGCCGTGGGGACACGGCTTGCGGCCGAGGAGCGTCCGGCCAAGCCCGCCCCCGCGAAGGCTACCTTCTCCCTCTACGCCCATTTTGGCCGTCCGGTTGGCAGGGCCCGATAATGCCCGTCGGCCCTGGCCGCTATCGGGTCGTCACCACGAAGAAAGGGAAGAAAGTGCGCCTGCACCTCACGCCCGGCGGTCGAGTGAACGAGGCCAAGAACCTCAGCACCGGCAAGACGCATACGCCCGCCGACTTCCGAGACGATCGCCGCCGATGATCGCGAGCGTGTTCCTGCCGCGCCTGGTCTACTGGTTCTCCGGTTCGCCGCCGAAGGCGCCATCCCCGCCCCCTCCGCCGCCGGAGAAGACGAGCACGCAGATTCAGGCCGAAGGCGCGGCCGCAGCGGAAGCGGATCGCAAGCGCAAGGGCCAATCGGCGAGCATTCTCACGGGTTCCGCGGCCGGTGATCTGACGCCCGCGCCAACGACCAAGAAAGTCCTGCTCGGGGAGTAACGGGGTAGGTGAGTGATGACCGCTGCGGGATCCGGTTGCCGGACGGACGGGCGTGTGAGCGCGTCTCGCCGCATCGGCATGACGAGACCGGGAAGGTGATCGTGGAGACGCAGTTGGACCGGATCGAGGCGAAGGTCGACGCAATCGCCGAATCCCTCGGCTCGCTCATCGGGGGTCTGGTGAAGCGGGGAAGCCTGTGACCCATCAGGAAGCGGTTCACGCCAGCTTCCACCGGGCTGGCCTCTGGCACCTCGTCGGCGAGGGGCGGCGGCTGGAGCACTTCTTGCGCACGGGGCGCTGGCAGCCAACGCTTGAGCGCGTGCCATTTTTGGATGGCATCGCGCGGCCCGATGTAGGGCCTGGCACCACAGATTGGGAAGCGATCACGGGCATTGACTGGGAGAGCTACGGCTGATGGCGGAGCGGCGCCAGACGACCGCCCAGGACCTGCTCAAGCGCTGGGACGCCATGATCGCCCAGCGCGACACGGTGGACGTGCGGGCCCAGGAGATTGCGGACTACATCCTGCCGCACAAGGCCGTGATCACGCAGCAGGCCACCGAAGGGCAGAAGCTGACGAGCTTCCTGTTTGACGGGGAAGGCCCGTGGGCTGCCGCCATGCTGGCCCGCACGCTCGCCGGCGCGATGACCTCGGCCGCGCAGCAGTTCTTCAATCTGTCGCTCGAGCCGGAGGATTTGCGCGAGGACAAGGAGACCCAGGACTGGCTGGAGGACTGCGCGGAACGGATCTATGCCGCGCTCGGGCGCTCCAACTTCCACGCCGAGAATCTGGAGCAGTTCACCGACGCCGTGACCTTCGCCACCGCGACACTCTTCATCGAAGAAGCCCCGCCGCTCGTGACCGGCGAGTTCGGGGGCCTCCTCTTCACCGCCATCCCGTTCCAAGAGCGTTGCATCAGCCAGAATGCCGAAGGGCTCGTGGACACGCTCTTCCGGCGATTCAAGCTCTCAGCGCGGGCGGCCTACGGCAAGTGGAAGGAGCGGGCGGGCCCGCGCGTCGTCGCGGCCGCGACCGAGCAGCACAAGAACCAGGAAGAGGAATTCGAATTCCTGCATGCGATCTACCCGCGGATGTATCGAGACCGGCACCAGCACGGCACCGCCGCCAACATGCCGTGGTGCTCGTATTACGTCTCCATCGCGGACAAGACCATCATCGAGGAGAGCGGGTATCAGGAATTCCCCGCGCCCACGTGGCGGTGGGACAAGATCCCAGGCCTAATCTACGGCTTCGGGCCATCGCACATGGCGCTCCCGGATGTCAAGACCGTCAACGTGACCAAGGAGCTGTTGCTGAAGGCCGCCGCCCTCAAGATCCAGCCGCCCACCGTGGAGAAAAACGACTCGGTGGTGGGCGACGTCGATCGCAATCCGGGGGGGCGGAACGTCGCCGAGGATCCGACCGATCTCCAGTTCCTTGACACGAAGGCCGATGTGCGCTTGGGCGAACTCGTGATCCAGGACCTCCACGCCAGCATTGACAAGTGCTACTACATCCAGGAGCTGCGGCTGAAGGAATCGCCCGCGATGACGGCGACGGAGGTCCTCGCCAAGCGGGAGGAGTTGGAACGCCTGCTGGGGCCCACCGCCGGACGGATCGAGAGCGAATACCTGACGCCGCTGCTGCTGCGCGTTTTCGCCATCATGTTCCGCGCGAACGCGTTTGCTCCCATGCCCGACGCCGTGCAGCACTGGATGGGACAACGTCGGGGTCTGCAGCCGATGCTGGACCTCCGGTACGAAGGCCCCCTGCAGCGCGCCCGCCGCGCAGCGGATCGCGTCGCCATCCAGGCCTTCTACCAGATGCTCGGGATCGCGAGCCAGTTCGACGCAGGAGCGAAGTACGTGCTGAAGCATCAGGATGCGCTCCGGGAGTACGGCGAGTTGAGCGGGGTCCCGTCGAAGCTGCTGAACGATGAGAAGGCCGTCATGGCCTTGCTCCAAGCCGAGCAGCAGGCGAAGGATAAGGCGGCCCAAACCGAGCTCATGCTCAAGAGTGCTGAGGCTCTGGGCAAGGCCGGGCCCGGCATCCGTGAGCTGACGCGCGCCGTCCCGGGCGCTTCGGGCGGCGTCCCGCCCACGAATCAGCCGGTGGCGGCATGAAGCTCTCCGACCATCAGGCCAACGTGGCGGCGGCCTATACCGCGACCTTCTCCGGTGACCGGGACAGCCAGGCGGTCCTGGACGACATCCTCGAGACTGCGAGCGCGATGACCGGCCCCGAGGCCGCGGGCGCCCTGCGGCTCTACGGTCATATCATGCTGCGCTGCACACTGGCCCGGCGCGCGGCCCGCAAGCCGGAGCCCCAACCCGCTAAACGCGTAGCCCTTGCTGGAGGACGCCTCGATGGCTGAGCCCGATCCGACGCTGAGCACGCCAGCACCACCAGCGCCCGATCCCTCCCTCGGCGCGGAATGGACCAGCCAGATCCCCGCCGATCTCGCCAAGGAACCGCTCTGGAAGGACTACAGCACCAAGCCCCTGCCGGACATCCTCCGCACGTTCGCCGAACAGAAGAAGTATATCGGCGGTGCCATCCGCCTGCCGGCCAAGGACGCCAAGCCCGAGGAGATTGAGGCGTGGAAGAAGGACAACCTGCCCAAGCTGGCGGGGGTGCTGCCCGGAGCCCCCGCGTCACCGGATGCGTATGCGATCACGCGCCCTGAGACGGCCGCTGACCTCGGCTGGGATGACGCGGCCGAAGGGGAGTTCAAGACGCTCGCCCACGGTCTGGGGCTGAGTCAGCAGCAGGTGGAGCAGATTGTTGGGTGGTACGGAAATACCTTTGGCGGGGCCCTCGTGAAGAGCATCGGTGAGCAGAACCAGAAGGCCACCGCCACCCTCCAGGAACGTTGGGGCCGCGACTTCGAGCCCTTCCTGGGCCGCGCTGAGCGATTCGTCAGCGCCCACTTCAGCGAGACGACGCGGGAAGCGCTGAAAAGCTCTGGCATCGCTCGGGACGCTGACTTCATCCAGGACATGTACGCCCTCGCCACCCAGCACGTCGAGGCCGGCCTGATGACCGGCGTGCCGGCTGTCACCTTGGACGCCACCACGTTCCAGACCCAAGTGGCCGCCATCCGCGCTCAGATGGACAAGGTCAACCCGGGCTCGCCGCAGTACGCCGAATTGGAGCAGCAATACGCCGACCTCTACGCCCGTCAGTACGGGAGCCGCGCAGCATGATGCCCGAGACTTGGCACTTTCCGGTTGATTGGCGGGAAGAATTCATCGGTCATGACGGGCACACATGGGTATATCGGCGCGGCCTCGCGTGGGAAATGTGCGTTCCGGCTGACGCTACCGTCACGGTTGAGGTGATCGACGAATGAGCCGCGCCGAGCTCGCCGCCGCGTTACAGGCCTGCATGGCCGCGCTGGAAGCGGCTCCGGCCCGCTACCGCATCGACTTCGAGCCGTACTGGCAATGGCAGCGTGAGCAGCAGGAGCCGGCAATCGCCCACGCGAAGGCCGTGCTCGAGCAGGAGGCCACACCAAGAAAGTAGTCCCGGAGGACAGCGCCGGACACCCCGCGAGGGCCCGGCGGCGTCGGGGGCAGACCCGACGAAGGAACCCCGCGTATCGGGGTGAGGCAGGCCCGGATCGGCCGGAGACCCTGCCGCGATGACGGGCACCGTTCCGTTATTGCGACAGGAGTACCCGCCTCATGGCCGATCAGCTGCCTGCGTGGTTCGTCCACGCCCTGAACGACAACGCCGTCCACCTCGCCCAGCAAAGCGACCAGCGCACTCGCGGCGCCTCGCGTGTCCAGGATGGCGTCACCGGCAAGTCTTTCCCGTTCAATCGCATCGGCTCCCTCGAGATGGTAGACATCACCACCAGGGATGGCGATACCCAGTACCTGAACCCTACACTGTCGAAGCGGCGTGCCGTGCTCCTGGACAAGGGCGCCGCAGTTCTGATTGATGAGTTCGATACTGTCAAGACCCTGACCAACCCCCAGTCCGAGTTCATGCGCGCGCTCATGGCGGCCCGGGCGCGCCAGATGGACAAGTTCCTGTTGGCAGTGCCTGGACTCGGCTCGGCCGGAGCGGCCGGAACTGCCGTTGGCGGTATCCTCGGCTTGGCCACCACGGTGGATGAGGGGAACGAGTCGAGTTCGACCTCGGCCTTGCCAGCGAGTCAGCAGATCGTTAACGGCGGCACGAACCTCACGATGGCGAAGATCGGTTCCGCCAACGATCTGTTCGATCAGGCCGAGGTGCCCGACGACGAGCGGTATCTCTTCTACACCTCGCAGGGCATGAAGAAGTTGCTGACCGATTCGCAAGTCACGAGCAGCGACTACAGCACCATTCAGGCCCTCCAGCGTGGCGGATTCCCGATGGACCAGACCTGGATGCGGTTCAAGTGGCGCCGCAGCCAGCTCCTGCCGAAGTCCGGCAACATTCGCTCCTGCATCGCCGTCCAGCGCGATGGCGTCGGGCTCGCCATGGGTCTCTTCAAGAACCCAGAGATGGTCAAGCAGCCGGGCAAGTGGAACAACGACTCGATCATCCTCAAGATCTCCGGCGGCGCGGTGCGGATCGACGATGCCTGCGTGGTGCAGTTGGACATCGACGAGAGCGCCTAGCCCATGATCCAGGTCGGCCAGTACACCGCCGCGATCAGCAGTCAGGCAGTCACGCTCACGCCGGAAGCAAACGTAGAGTCCCAGCCGACGCATCAGGCCGCCAGCACCATCGTGTTCAACACCGTCGCGACGACACCCCCGCCCGAGCTGTGGGCCGTAGGTGGCCGGTATCGCGTGACGATCGAGAAGCTGACCTAGGCCTTTTAGCCCCGACGCGGTGATCCGGTGCAGAGCCGGGCCCGCGTCGGGCGATGGCAAGGAGTGCATGACTCATGGCGATTTCCACGTATACCCGCGCGAACCGCGGTCCCTTCAGCACCCCCCCGGCCCTGGAGAAGGGCAGCGACTGGGGGGCCAAGCTCTATTCCAGCTACGAGAAGATCACCTTCACCGCCGCCGGCTTCACGAGCGCCTCCGCCGGCGACATTCCGCTGATCTATCTGCCGCCCGGCAACGTCCGCCTCTACGGCGGGCTCTCCTGGGTCTCGTGCCCACAGGGCACCGCGACCAGCGATCTGGACGTCGGCTACGGAGCCTACACCAAGCAGGACGGGACCGCGGTGGCCGCCGACTACGACGGGATCGAGGCCTCGCTGGATGTGGGCGGCGCGGCCATCGCCCAGGACCTGAACGGCATCGCGCAGTACTTCGACTTCGACTCGCAGAATGGTGTGCTGATCGGCTGCTCGTTCGACACCGCCAACTCTCCGGCCTCCGGGGATCTCGTGATCAGCCTAGTCTACAGCCGCCTGTAAATGCGCCACGACCTCTACCTCCACCTCGCCGGCAAGTCGGTTCTCGACGATCTGCTGGTCGAGGTGGAGGCGGTCCGGAACAAACTCGACCGAGTCAGTACCAGACAGGAGGAACTCATGGCCGACATTTCCGGTGTGAACGCCCAGCTCACCGCGCTCACCGCCGCCGTCAACGCCTTGATCGCCAAGGTCCAGCAGGGCGGAACGCCCACGCAGGCCGACCTCGACGCCGTGGCGGCGCAGATGAAGACCCTGACCGACCAGGCCAACGCCACCGCTGGGGTGACTCCGCCCGCGTGACTCGCTCGCTGGCCTGCGTGGCCGTCGCGCTGGATTACCTCAGCACCCACAGGATGAGCGGCGGCCCGGTCTCGCACGGGGGCCGGGTCGCCGTGAGGAGGTGAGGGCATGGCTGACACGGCACTTTCCGCGGTCACCGTCAACTCGGTGCTCGCCCTTGCGGACAAGCTCTATGGCATCAACTCCGGGCCCACGAGTCAGGCGTACGTCATCAATCGCCTGCTGGCGATGCTCTTTCCCGTCGGGGGTCGGCTGACGACGGAATCCGGCGTCCCGATCAGCACCAGTGACCGCACGGCCCAGTCGACCCTGTACTGGACGCCCTACCTGTCCAAGAATCTCGCCCTGTTCGATGGCACGCGCTGGATTCTGTATCAGCTCAATGAATTGTCGCTCGCGCTGTCGGGCCTGACTAGCGGGAAGAACTACGACGCCTTCGTGGACAACAACAGCGGGACCCCGGCGCTGCAGCTCGGGCCGGCGTGGACGAACGACACCACCCGCGCCACGGGCCTCACGACCCAGGATGGCATCAAGGTCCTCTCCGGCACGCTGACGAGCCGCTGGGTCGGCACGATCCGCACGACCGGCACCACGACGACTGAAGATTCCGGCGGTGGGTCGACGACGCAGGTCGGCGGCAAGCGGTATGTGTGGAATGCCTTCAACCAGGTGCCGCGGCCCCTCCGGCTCATCGACACGGCGGATAGCTGGTCGTATACCACGGGGACGTGGCGCGTGTGGAACGGCGCGACCTCGCCCTTGAATGCCGTCGAGTACGTCGTGGGTGATGCCGCCGTGCTGATCGATGCCGAGCTCTATGGGGGCGCCTTCTTGCAATCCAACAGCGCCCGGGGTCCGAAGATCGGCATCGGCGTCGACAGCACCAGTAGCCCCTCCGGCATCCGCGGCGGCGCCTATGGGGGTGACACCGGGTTCGGCCAGACGCACGTGATGACCTCCCGGTATTTGAACTATCCGGGGCTCGGCTATCACGTCCTCAACGCGCTCGAGTACGGCGGCGACGGCAGTTGCACCTTCGTCGGGGACAATGCCGCGGCCGGAGAGCAAACCGGCATGATCGTCTCCCTGCTCGGGTAGATGCCGCTCACCCTTCTTCCGCCGACCGCGCCGCTCACCTCGCGGCGCTTCGCCGATAGCGTGCTAGCGGGCGATCCTGGGGCGCGCACGGGCACGGTCTACACGCCGACCACCTTTGCGGCGTTCCAGCAAGCGCTGTTCGATGCCGTGTATGGGGACGACATTCAGCTCACGCCCGGCATCACCTACCTTGGGAATCTGACCCTCCCCTCAGCCAAGCCCGTGACGGGCAGTACGCCGCGCCAGGGCAATGGCGAGCCGTCCTATATCCGCATCATCGGCACCGGCAGCTTCCCCGCTGGTCGCGTCGCGCCGGGCGACCCCCTCCCCAAGATTAAGGGGCCGGCCAACGGCCTCCAAACGGTCAACTGGGAAGGCTCGGCTGCCGCCATGCCCCCACCGGCCTACCTCTGGTGGGAAGCGATCCAGTTAGAGAACCCGGACAACCAGGACAACTTCGCGATCTTCCGGACCTACTACGTCGCGAATGGTCCCGCCGATCCGCGCGGGGGCTTCCGGGTCAACTACCCCGAGAACTACCCGCACCACTTCGTGTTCCGTCGGACCTACTGGAACGGGCAGCCGGGCGGCCCTGGCACCGCATCGCCGAATGCCGGCCTCGTGTTTTCCGGCTCATGGCTCGCGGTGATGGATTCCTACGGCGATCCCTTCGGCGGGCAGACGGATGCCGCGTGGATCAAGACGCCGTATCACTTCGATGGGCCGCTGCACCTGAGCAACAACTACCTCGGCGGCGTCGGCATGGGCTACTTCAACGGGGGCGGCGGCGCCCCGACGAGCCTTGTGCTTGAAGATGCCGTCATCGAGCACAACTGGTTCCGTAAGCAACCCCATTGGATCGACGACATCCTGTCGAACGAGGGCACCGTCACGATTGCGAATTCCGGGCCCGGTGGCGTCGCCGTGATCACGGGCAGCGGGGGTCAAACCTGGCTCTCCTGGCTAGGAGCCCCGAGTGGCACGGTCAGCGTGCCGTGGCCGATCTTCTTCGAAGACGCCCTGAATGGCGAGAACATGCGCGTGGCCAGCGTCGACAGCAATACGCAGGTCACGCTTGCGGGCCCCTATCCCGTGACCGGGAGCGGGCGCGCCTACAAGTTCACGCACAAAGATAATGCGCCGGTATTCGGCTCCAGCATCAAGAACCTGCTGGAGTTCAAGCTGGGTCGCCGGCTCTCAGTCAAAGGCAATGTCTTCGAGAATTCGTGGTCGGGTAGTCAGGAAGCCGTCGCGGTCAGCGCGGTGCCGGCGAATCAGACCGGCTTCAATCCTGAAGTCCAGATCAAGGATGTCGAGCTCGCCTACAACCGCTTCCTGCGCACGGGCAAAATCTTCCACACGTTCGAGTTCGAGCAGAATCCGAACAATAGATCCGAGCGCACGAGTCGGGTATGGGTCCACGATAATCTCGCGGAATACTGCGGGGGCCGATCCTTGGTGAGCGTGGGGGCGCGCGGACTCCTCAGCTATTGGTTGGTGACTGGCCCGCTCTGGCCCACCAGCGAGCAATTCCGCGATATGGCCTGCGAGCACAATACGGCCGTTCATACGGGGAATCCCGCGCCCTCAGCTGGTGAATGGTTCTATGCCGCAGGGAACGGCGGCTCGGCGCCCTTTGACGCGGGCATCAACAACATGGTCCGGGCCAATCTCGTCGAGTGCCAGAGTGACGCAGGCGGCGAAGGCAATAGCGATAACGCGCTCGGGCAGCCTGGCACGTTCGGGATCCTCCAAAATCTCTTCTTCGGCGACGAAACGCATTTTGAGGCGATCTACAACGTCGTGATGGATGCCCAGAGCGGCGGGGCCATCGCCAATCGCTGGACGTTCTCGCCCAAGCGCACCGGTCCGACGAATAGCGCCGTGGTTAATCCTGCGGATGTGGGATTCACCGATTATGCCAATCGCAATTATGCACTCGTGGACCTCTTCACGGGCACGTTCAATGTCTCGGCGGCGACTCCCGCTGTCGTCACCCTGACGAGCGGTACCTTCCCCGCGAGCATCGTCCGCGGCCAGCCCTTCAAGGTCGACAGCCAAGGCACGCTGGTTCTGATCCGTAGCGTCGATAGCACGACCCAGCTCACCCTGGATGCCGTGTATCCCGGCGCTCCATTCACGGGCGCGGCCGGCCGCATCACCTTCAAGAACTACAGCCACGACTTGCGCGATCCCGGGGCCGATCTGACCCTCGTTGCGAACCAGACGAATCAGGTCGATACCGTGCGAGGCTATGTTCCCGTGATCGGCCTCCCGCCACCCGGCGCTCCGGTCATCACCGGGAATTATCTGGCGGGACAGACCAGCGTCCAGGGCACGGGCAGTGTAGGGGCGATCATCGCGCTCTATCGCAATGGCGTTGTCGCGCCGGGCTCGCCCGTGGTGGATGGAACTGGCGTCTGGACCTTTGCCACCACGGCACTCGTCGCCGGGGAAGTTCTGACGGCGACGGAGACCACGAGCGGCGGCACCAGTGGCTTCTCCGCGCCCGTCACGGTACAGGCCCCGCCGCTGCCGCCGGCTCCCGCACTGACTGGAACGCCCTACGTGGCAGGTAGTACGGCCGTCTCGGGTACGGGCGTCGTCGGGGCGACCGTCAATCTCTTCGTAAATGGGGTGCTCCGCTCGACGGCCGGCGTCGGGACAGGCGGGACGTGGACCGCGACGACCACGGCCCTCGTCCAAGGCGATGTCCTCACCGCCAGCCAGACCACGAGTGCTGGGACCAGCCCGCCGTCGTCGCCGAGCACGGTCGACCCGGCCCCGCCCCCGCCGGCTGCTGCCGGCATTGGCTACCTTCTGGTCGACCCGCAGCCGACCGGCGCGCTCTTGCTGCAAAGCGGGACGGACAAGCTACTCCTCGAAGGCGGCACGGACAATCTCCTCCTGAATTTCCGCGACCGCATCTTGACCGAGATCACGACCACCGTCGGCGTCCTGCTGCTCGAAGCCGGTGTCGGCGTTCTGCTGCTCGAGAACGGGGATCGCTTGGCTCTGGAAGGGGCCGGCGGCACCGTCACCGGCGAACTGGTGCTTGAAGGCAGTCTAGCGGGCGGCATCTTCACACCCCGAAGCGAATCACCAGGCGGGATGGATCGACCGGGCTCCCGCCGGATGAGGTAATCCATGGCACTGCTCAAGCAATCCACGAATCGCACGCGCGTCGTCCTGATGGTGTTGAGCTCCGATCACGTCACCGGGGCGACCGGCAAGACGCTCACGATTACCTTGTCCAAGAATGGCGCCGCCGCCGCCAGCGTGAGCCCCACCGTGACCGAGCTCGATAGCGGGCGGTATGCCGTCGCGTGGACGACAGCCCATAGCAACACGCTCGGCGATTTCATCTGGCACGTCACGGCGCCAGATTGTGATCCCGTCGATGTTGAGGATGAAGTCGTGGCCGACCTGCCTGGGGCCACGGTCGCCAGCGTGACGGGCGCAGTGGGGTCCGTAACTGGCACCGTGGCCTCGGTTACCGGAGCCGTGGGTTCCGTTACCGGCAACGTCGGCGGCAACGTGGTTGGCGATGTGCAGGGGAGCGTCCGGCTCTCGGCGGCTGGCGTCGCGGATATCTTGAACTGGGCGGGCGGGATCGAGAGCTTTGCGGCTGACGGCGCCGTGCCGACGCCGTTTCAGTTGCTCCTGATGATCTGGCTGGCCATCGCCGAAGCCAGCAAGGCCGGCGCGACCGTGACCGTCCGCCGGCTTGACGGCAGCACGCCCGCGATGACGTTCACCCTGAATGATCCAACGAATCCCACGTCCGTCACCCGGGCTTCCTGATGCTCTTCGGCCTCGGCTTCCTGATCGGCGTCACCAACACGGTGACCCTGCCTGGGCAGACCGTCGTGGTCCCGGTCAACACCAACGTCTTTGTCAACGTCGAGGCGGGTCTGGTCGATGCCGTCAACCTGGCGCTTTCCTTCATCGGCGACGAGACGATCGCGAGCCTCGATGATGACACTGATCGAGCCCGGCGGGCCAAGCAGATCGCGCTGCCGTCACTCGACGCCCGGCTCCAAGAACACGATTGGAACTTCGCCCGCCGCCGGGCTGCGCTGGCGGCTGAGAGCACGCCACCACTCTTTGAGTTCAGCTATTCCTTTCTGCTCCCGACTGACCCGTACTGCCTACTGGTCCGGAAGACGAGCTTGGACCGGAACTCGCCCTATAGCATCGAAGAGAACGCGGCAGGCCAGCGCGTGCTGCTCTGTAACGACGCGAGTATCAGCATTGTCTACACGGCGCGCGTCTTCAATCCGGCCCTCTGGTCGCCGCTCTTCAGCGAGTGGTATTCGGCGCGGCTGGCGCACGAGCTCTGCCACGGCATCACGGCAAAGGCCGACCTCGCCAAGATGCTGTGGGACAAGGCCGAGTTGATCGGTAAGCGGGCCAAGGCGCGGGACGGGCAGGAGGGCCGTCGGAACACGGAAGCCTTCCTGAGCGGGGCCCTGACCGACATCCGATAGATGCCACGAACACACCCCCTACAAAACTCATTCAGCGCCGGCGAATGGTCGCCGCGGCTGGAGGGTCGCGTCGACCTGCAAAAATACTACTCGGCGTGTCGTCGCCTGGAGAACTTCGTGATCTTGCCCCAAGGGGGCATCACGCGCCGACCGGGCACGCGCTTTATCGCGCCAGTGAAGAACGAAGCCGCGACGACCATTCTCGTGCCCTTCCGCTACTCCACCATCCAAGCGTACATGCTGGAATTCGGCGACCGGTACGTCCGGTTTTACAAGGACGGGGGGCGGATCGAGGTCGCCGGGCTCCCGGTTGAGGTCTCCTCGCCCTATGCGGCCGCCGATCTGGCACGCCTGAAATTCTCCCAGACCGCTGACGTGCTCTCGATTGCCCACCCGAACTACGCCCCCTACGAATTGCGCCGATTCTCCCACACGACGTGGGTCCTCCGGCCGATCACCTTCGACGTGCTCCCCTCGCGCGAGTACGGCCTGCGGACGACGACTACCCTGACCCTGTCGGCGGTACTCGGCTCTGGCGTCACGGCCACGGCCGGGGCTAGCACCTTCTTGGCCTCCGATGTGGGCCGCCCCATCATCGCTGGCCAAGGCCAGGCCATCATCACCGGCTTCACCAGCGGCACCGTCGTCACCGTTACGGTGGAATCGACCTTCGGCACGACGAGTTTCGGGGCAGGCGCCTGGAAGCTCGACGCCTCACCCAAGACCGGAATTACGCCGAGCGACAAGAGCCCGGTCGGCAAGACCATCACCTTGACACTGGCGGGCAATGGGTTCCGATCCACTGATGTTGCCTCCTTCGTGCATCTCAACGGTGGCACGGTGGAACTGACCACCTTCACCAGTGCCCTCGAGATGGATGGCGTGATCCGCGGCGAGCTCAACAGCACGACTCAAGCGCCGTCCGGGGCCTGGACGCTTGAGGAGCCCGCGTGGTCGGCACTCAATGGTTACCCCGGCGCAATCGGGGCCTTTGAGGATAGACGATCTTGGGCGGGCTCGCTTGAGCAACCACAGACGCTCTGGGAATCGAAATCCGGCGACTTCAAGAACTTCAGCGTCGGCCCCCTCGACGACGACGCCGTGGTCAATACCATCAACGACGCCGAGGTCAATTCCATCGCGTGGATCCTCGCCACCGACAAGCTCTATCTCGGGACGGTCAGCGGCGTGTTTTCGGTTACTGGGGGCGGCACGGACAACCCGCTGACGCCCGCCAACGTGCGGGTGCGGTCGGCCATCCGCCGGAGCAGCAGTGCCACCGTCGCGCCGCTGCGCGTTGGCGATGGGGGCGTGATCCTCCAGGTCAGCGCGACCGGGAAAAAGGTCTGGGAGATCGTCTACTCGTTCCAGGTCGACAAGCTCGTCGGCCCCGACATGCTCAAGCTCGCCGATCACCTGACCGCGAGGACGCCTATCACGCGCTGGGCCTTCCAGGATGAACCCGATCCCACTATCTGGGCCGTCCGCAGCGACGGCGTGATGCTCGCGTGCGCCTACATGCGCGAAGAGGACATCGTCGGCTGGGCCCGGCAAACCACGCAGGGCGTCTTCGAATCCGTCGCGACCCTGCCGGCTGGCGATGGCACCTCCCAGGTCTGGGCGATCGTCCGCCGGACCATCAACGGCGCGACCCGCCGCTACGTCGAGCTCTTTGACACCACGGGGCTGAACTTCAGCACGCTCTTCACGGACGCCACGCTGACCTACGACGGCCCGGCGGCTACCATCATCAGTGGGCTCGACCATCTGGAAAACATGACGGTGCAGATCGTCGGCGACGGGGCCGTCTTTCCTGATCAGGTCGTGGCGGGGGGCAAACTCACGCTTCCGCAGGCCGCGGCCAAGGTGGAAGTCGGCTTGGGCTATACCTCGACGCTGGAAACCATGCGCCCCGAAGTCCCCGTCGGTGGCTCCTCGCAAGGCCTGCCGAAGCACTGGGCCACCGTGACCGTGCGGCTGCTCGAGACCCTCGGCCTGAAGATCGACGACGAGCGCATCCCGTTCCGATCCGCCGCGACGCCGCTCAATCAAGTCGTCACGCCCTTCAGCGGCGACAAAGCCGTCAGCAAATCGGGATGGAGCAAGGATGGGCGGCTCCGGTTCGTGCAAGACCTGCCCTTGCCGTGCACGATCACGATGCTCACGGGCACGCTGGATCAGGGGGTATAAGTGCTCGCTGGCCGAGGTCTAGCGCCGATGACTCAGCGAGCGACACGATTCTAACATGAGCCTCCTGATCGAGCGGCCGACCTATCACCTCGTCACGGACCGGATCGTCTTCACGTCGCTGGATCCCGACACGGGCTGGCCGCAAGGGGTCCTAACCGGCTACCAAGCCGAGGGCGAAGTGCGCTTCGTGCTGGAGCACGTCATCGCCTATAGGCCCGGAGCAATGCTGCCGATGTTGCGCGACGCCCTGCAGCACGCCCGCGACTACGGCTTCCGCTGCATCAGCTTCAGTATCCCCGACGCCTTCCCGCCCGTGGCCCGACTCGCGAAGGTCGCCCACCGGCTCGGTTTCACGGTCTTCGATCAGCGAGAGGGGTGGACGTCTTGGGTGCGGTGGATATGAAGAAAGAGAGGACTCGCGATGTATGACATTCGCCCGATGCGACCCGATGAGGAGGCTGAAGTGCGGCGGCTGTTCCGGCTCGCGCATTCGCGCCGACCCGATCAAGCGAAGCAGTTTTACTTCCTGAACCCCACGCTCGTCGCCGTCCGCTCGGATGGCAAGATCGCCGGCCATGCCAGCATGGCCGTTGACAACCAAATGGTGTGCTGGCTTCGCGACACGGTCGTGAATCCGCGCATGCAGGGGCAGGGCATCGGCGGGCAGTTGATGGATGCGCGGATCGCCGTCGCGACCGAGTTAGGCTGCCGTGTGTTCATTGGTGCCGTTGATCCCGACAACACACCGATGCAACAGATTCTCCAGCGGCGCGGCTTTCACGCCTGCCAGACCATGCACGATGGCCGGCAACTCTGGGTGCGATCTGAATAGATGGATGACCTGCGCCATCGTCGGCTTTGGCGTGATCCGACCGATACCCAGCCCCGTCGCGGGCATCGGATCGTCGGACCGATCAGGTCGCGGGCCGACAGGAGACCGTATACCCTTGCGGTCGTCGGCCTCGTTGTCACCATTGCCGCCGCCGCCGCGTCCGCGTACGCGGCTTACGAGCAGGGCCAGCAGCAGCAGGCCGCCGCGCAGTACAACGCCAAACTCGTCCGCAACCAAGCGCTCCAGGCTCAGTATGCGGCCGAAGCCCAGGCCAAGCAGCGCGAGGAGCATACGCGGCGACTGCTGGCCAGTCAGCGGGTCGCGGCCGGGGCCAGTGGCGTCACGACCGAGGGGAGTCCGCTGGCCGTGATGATGGATTCGGCGGCCCAGGGCGCCTATGAAGCGGGCCTGATCCGAGCTGGTGGGCAGTACCAATCCGATGCGCTCTTCGGGGAGGCCGGGATTCAGCGCTTCTATGGCCAGCAAGCTGCCGAGGCGGGCACCTTGCGCGCCGGGACCACCTTGCTCTCCGGCGCCGGCAGTGCCACGTCCGCCTACGCTCGCTATCAGCAGACCCAACCCTCGAGCGTGAATCCGGGCGGCGGCACCCTCGGATCACCGGGGCCGAAGTAATGCCCCGCCTGCCCGTCGAGTTCCACGAAGTCAGCCTGGCGGTGCCGCGTGGTGGCGGCATCTCGTTGGGATTGGCGGGCGCACCGGCTGGGGCCGCTGCGGCGGGGCTCCAGCAGGCCGGGACCTCGATCGCGCATGGGACTGCGACGTTGGCCCAGGTGGAACTCGAGAAGGCCAAGTACGCGGCCGGCACCGAGGCGATGGACCTGTTCACGAACGCCGCTCAGCGCGTCGAGGATCTGCACCTCTCGCTAAAGACGACGCCCGACGCGGATCCGGCCACGCATGTCCAGCGCTTCGAGACCGGCTTCAAGCAGATCGCCGAGGAGCAGCTCGCGAAGACCGACAACCCGCTGGTCAAGCAGGCGACGCGGAAGCTGCTGGATCGGCTCCAACTCGAATCCACGCTGCAGGCCCGCAAAGACGCCAACGGGATATTTCTGGATCGCGAGAAGGCGAGCGTGGCGCAGACCCTCGAGAACATGGCCGTCGAAGCGAGCCGCGCCACCACGCCCCAGGCCCGCGACTTCTACACGGGGCTCGCGCAAGGCTACCTAGCCTCTAAACAGGGCGTGCTCCACGCGACCGAGATCCAGCGCCTCGGAGGCCAGTTTCAGCAGCGCGTGGCGATGGACGGCGTCCGGGCCGAGATCCGGGCCGATCCCTTCGCGGATGTGGATGAGCGGATCGGCCGCCTCACGCCCGAGAACCAGGAGCGCATGACGGCCTTTCAGGAATCGCGGCAGAAGCAGTGGATTGCACGGAATGATGCCTATCAGAAGGCCCTCGACAAACAGGAAGAAGAGCAGCGGCAACAGCTCTTGACGAATGCCGAATCCCTCGCCCTCAAGGGCCAATACACGGTGCAGCAACTGGATCAGCTCCGCGATGAACGTTGGGTCCGCAAGCCGGACGAGTACAAGCGGCTCTACGACATTATTACGGCTGGCCCGAAGGAGCAGGCCTCTGATCCGGCCACTCTCGACCGCGTGATCGCCGACACGCGCTCGGACGTGCCGCGGATGAGCGAAGCGACCCTGAATGCGCTTCATGACGCGGGCAAGCTCAACACGAAAGACTGGACCGGAGCCCTCGATCACCGCCGGACGCGGATGAACTATCTGGAGGGTCGCTACAACACCGACGAGAATCGCGCCAAGGCGGATCAGGAGCGCGACTTCAGTAAAGCGAAATCACTCGGGCAAGCGGAGTTCCAGATCCCGGCTCTCTATGATCGGCTCGAAGGCAAGAAGGGCAAGGTCTGGGGCGATTACCTCCAAGAGCTCACGATTCGTACCCAGCGAGGCGAGAACGCCCTCGCCGTCGCGAAGGAGGCCATCCCGCGTTACAAGCAGATCCTTGGGCAAGAGGCGCAGCAAGACATGGCCGATACTCAGCGACTACTGGCTCCCTACCAGAGTCCGCAAGAACTCGATGCGGCCTACGCGCGGCGCGAGATCAGTCGCGGCGAGTACGAGGCCAAGCAGCGACTCTTCCAGAACCTGAAGCAGGCCCTCGACGCGCAGAACGCGGTCCTCGGGCCAAGCCGTCCGGAGCCACCAAAGGGGCAGGGGATCGGCCAGCGGCTTCGGGGCCTGCTGCCGAGCGGGAAGCCACCCGCGAACCTGGGGCGTGAGTGATGGCCGACCCGCGCCCTCTCGATCTGACGATCCAGTATCCGGCCCCGCAGCGGCTGGATGATGCCTACGCGGCGGGCAAGCAGGCCCGGGACTGGCAGCAACTCCGTGTTGATCCCACCTTCGCGCCGGCTGAACCCGCGCAGCCGGAAGAGAAGCCGGGCGCCGTCTCGGCTGCGCTCACGGCCTTTGAGGAGTACCGGAAAGAAGCCGTGGAGGCCCTGCTCCAAGGACTCGGTCAGGCCATCCAGCCGGTCGGCGTCAAGGAAGAGCAAGAAGGCCGGATGCAGGGGCTGCGGCGCGCCGTGATCGAGGGCGTGATGGGCCTCGCCTCGACGCCACTGATGGCCGCAGGTGCTGCCGCCGGGCAGACGGCCGAGAATTTATCGCCCGAGATGGCGGCCAAGGAGGTGCTTGATTCCGGCGCCGCCTTCACCCTGCGCCACCTCCTGAGTGGCGCGCCCGACTTGAAGACGGTGCCGCCTGAGACGCAAGCGGCCTGGCGCCAACCGATGACGCTCCGCGAAGTGGTCGAGACGGCTACGGCGCTCGGCCTGCCCTTCGTCAAAGGCCCCATCAAGGGCGGCGCGATGAAGGTCGGCAAGATCCTCGCCGAGGAGCAGCGGCTACGACCGCAACGAGGATCCATCGGGCCGACGCCGCCCCCAGAAGGCAGCACGTTCCGGGCCCAGCCGCGCCCCGTCGAGCCGCCTGCTGAAGGACCCGTGCCGAAGCCCCCGGAAGGCGCCGAAGCCCGCATCAATCTGGAGCGGATCGCGGCCAGCGAATCCGTCAAAGCCACAATCAGCGACCTCAACAAGTTCGCGGGTGAGCGGCTGGCGAAGCACCGTCAGCGCAAGGGCCACGCGGAGACTGTTGCCGAGTCAGAAGCCGCGCGGTGGAGCTTGGAGCAGATGCTCTCGCATGAGCCGGAAGAGATCCTTGTCGACACCGCGAAGGCCCTCCGCTTGCACGATATGGCGGTCGCGGCTGCGGAGTACTACGACACGCTGGGCAAGCAGGCTGAAGCCGGAGTGCCAGGAGCTGTCGACAAGCTCAATGACGCCTTCGCGGTGGCCGTGAAGCTCTCAGCGCTGGATGAAGCGCAAGGCCGGAATCTCGCGCGCGGCCTCGAGATGCGGAAGGAACAGGCGGTCGCGGCCCGAGTCGCCCGGGCCGCAGCGCCCGAGAAGATTCTGGAGATCAGCCGCAAGCTCGGCGAACAAGATCCCGATCCGCTGTTGACCTACCGGCGTGTTCAGGCCCTGCGCCCCGAACAACGGCAGTCCATGCTCTGGCAAGTCTATCACGGACTGCGGGCGGGCCGGGACATCCTGCATTCGGCTTGGATCAACGGGCTCCTGTCGAATCCGAAGACGCACCAGGCCAACCTACTCGCCACAGGCCTTGTGATCGGCTGGGATATTCCTGAGACGTATGTCGCGGGCTGGGTCAATAAAATCCTCTTTCGCAATCCCGAAGGCGTGCAGCGGGCGGAAACGGCGATCAAGGTCAAGGCCCTCGCCGAAGCGTATCAGGACGGCATCCGGCTCATGGGCGAAGCGCTGCGGACCGGGGAAGAACCCTTTGGGCAGGGCAAGCTCAGCGAGCGACCGCGTACCCAAGCTGAAACCTACGGGTTTGATCCCAACACGGCGATCGGCCAGACCGTCGATGCCTTCGGCGCCATCCTCGGGAGCCAAGCGGCGCCGACGCGCCTGATGATGACCGAAGATGCCTTCATGAAGGGCATCGCCTATCGGATGGAGCTCAATGCGCTCGCGATGCGCGAAGCCCTGGCCGAAGGCAAAGAAGGACCCGCCCTAGCTGCGGCAGCGAAAGCTTACCAGGAGCGACCGACTGCGTGGATGATTGAGCAAGCCCAAGATCACGCGATTCTTCTCACGCTCAATAAAGAGCTCGGCCCGTTCGGTCGCTTCTTCAGTGCTGCGATGAACGCAATCCCGGGCGGTCGGATCATCTTCCCCTTCACGCGCACGCCTGGCAATGGGCTGAAGTGGGCCGGACAGCGTCTCCCTACGTTATCTCTGCTCTCGGTCAACAACTGGTCCGATGTGATGGGGAACGCCGGGCCGGCCGCTCGTGATAAGGCCATCGGTCGTGTCGTCATCGGGAATGCCGTGGCGGCCGCAATTGCGTGGGAGGTCGCCAACGGCACGATTACCGGACCGGGCCCGAAAGACAAGAATCTCGCCGCCCTTCAGCGCGATCCCGCGACGAGCACGAAGCCGCCGTTTAGCTTCTGCCCGCCGTGGACGAATGAGTGTTACGGCTACAACCGCCTGGACCCCGTTGGGGCCTATATCGGGGCCGTAGCAGCATGGGTGGAACTCTACAACCAAATCCCCGATCAGGACACGCTTGACGAATGGACGGCTTATGCGAACGCCGTGATCATTGCGGGCGGTGAACTTGGGGCGAGCAAGACCTGGCTGATTGGCGTGAATAATGTGCTCGATGCGATCAAGAGTCCCGATGGATCTGGGGGCAAAATGATCGCCAATTTTTCCAAGAGCATCGTCCCTGCGGGTGTCCAGGAAGTGACGCGGCACATGGACGACCGGATTCTGCGCGATGTCCGCACCATTCCCGATGCCCTCAAGAGCGGCCTGCCATTCTTGAGCGGCGCTGTCGCGGAAATGCTCAATCCGGTCACCGGTGAACCGACGCGGATGCCGCCCGGTTGGGGCTACGATATTTTGCCGATTCCTGTCACTCGCATCAATAATTCGCGCGTCTTTCAAGAAATCCAAGAGAACCGGATCAGCATTCCACCCGTGCCTCGGTCGATCGGTCCAAGCCCCGCCGAAGGTGTGCAGATGACCGAACCGAAGCCCAGTGCGGGCGTCGGTCTCCTCCCATGGGAACGTTGGCGCTGGACGAAGATAATGACCCAAGAGGTCAAGGTCAGCGGCCTGACGCTCTACGAGAACCTCGATCGGCTTGTGCACAGCGAGCGCTATCAGAAGTGGTCGACGGGCCCGGAAGGCCGGCGCGCCAATGAGATCAAAGGTTTGGTCGAAGTCTACCGAGGAATTGCCCTAGAACGCCTCAAGGCCGAATCGCCTAAGCTCCGGGATGCGATCCAAGCCCGCGAGCAACGGCGGATTGACGCGCTGAAGAATCCGCCGCCGCAGAACCTCTTGCAGCAACTCCAGCAAGCCACGGGGAGGTGAGCGACCGCCATGACCATCGCGACGGAAGTCGTCCCGCGGATCACCTATACCGGGACGGGCAGCCAGACCACGTTCCCCTATCCGTGGCTGATCCTCGCCAGCAGCGATCTCGCCGTGTACCAGAATGGCTCGCTGAAGACGCTGGGCGTCCACTACTCCCTCTCCAGCGTGGGCGCCCCGACCGGCGGCAACGTCGTCTTTGGCCTCGCCCCGGCGCTCGGCGATAGCCTCGTCTTCATTCGCGACACGGACGCCACGCAGGGGACCACGCTCAGCGATACCGGGCCCGCCGCCATGACGGCCATCGAGCGCATGGCGGATCGGTTGACCATGCTCGTGCAAGAAGTCAAGGGCGCGCTGGCCCGGGCCCCGTTGCTGTCGATCTTCTCGGGGACGCAAAACCCGAGCCTGCCCGATCCGTCCGCCCTGAAAGGGCTGCGGTGGAAGAGCGATCTGTCCGGCCTGGAGAACGTCGATCTGACGACGATCCTCGCCGCCTCCGCGACCTTGCCGCTGGCCCTCACCCAAGGCGGCACGGGGGCCACGACGGCATTGGCGGCCCGGGTCGCCCTCGGGCTCGACGGCCAGGTCCGCAAGGCGCTGACGAATCTGACCGGCGTCACGCTCAACGCGGGCGACGTGGCCGCCCTGGATACGGCGACCGATTCGACCGTCGTGCTGGGCGATACGGTTTCGAGCAAGGCCCAATTCGTGGTGGCGCTGGAGACGATTACGCATACGAGCACGGGGACATTCCTGCTCTCGGGCATCGGCCCCCTGAACGTCCAGGGGGCCTGTACCCGCGGGCGCTACGTCCGCAAGAGCGCCACGAGTCTGAAGGCCGAAGACAGCGGCACGCTCCACGGGGCGGCGACGGATCCCCCGCAGGGCAGCTTCGCGGTCGCCCTAACGGGCATGGCCGCCACCGGCCAGATCACGGCGCGCCTGTTCGGCTTCACCTATCCCGGCTCCACGGCGCCGGTCATCACCAATCTGTATGCCATGAAGGGGTTCGGCGGCGGCAACAGCGTCACGCTGCCGAACAGCCAGTTTGACGTGGGGGCGGATTTCGTGATCGTGAAGGACCCGTCGACCTCAGCCAGTCTGGTGCTCCCTGGGGCCAACAAGACAGTGGATGTCAGCGTGGCCGGCCCGATCATCAACGGGCGCGACCAAGCGGTCGCCTTCAGCGCCAACTCCTGGCTGCATCTCTACTGGATCGCGAAGACCGACGGCACGCTCAACACGATCGCGAGCCTGAACCCACCCCCGACCGGACCGGTGCTGCCCGCCGGCTACACCCTGTGGGCCTACATGGGCGCGATCCGGTACAACAACAGCTCCCAGCTGGTCCGCACCACCTTGCGAGGCAACCAGGCGATGTATGATGCCCACCAGGCGCTTGTCGCCTTCACGACCGGCGGCAACGGGACGGAAAACATTCAGGCCGTGAGCAGCCTCGTCCCACCCAATGCGAGCCACTTCACGGTGGACGCCAATATCCTAGCGACGGGGGGATCGCTCGGTACGGATAGCCTCGTCGTGCGGCATCGCAGCGGGCAGGACACGGTGATCCTCTGGAATGCCGCCGCCGCGACGGGGGAACGAGTGGGGAAGATCGTGCGCATGCCGAATACGGGGATCTTCGCGTGGGTGCTGACCTATGCCAGCGTGTCGCCGCAGATGAGCCTCGATGTGCTGAGCTACGAGATGCCCAACTAACCATGACCGATGTGGTCAAGCGACGATCCGATCCAGAGACGTTTGATCCCTTACCGTATCGGCGGATCGATCCACGGCAATGGCCGATCGAACAACACCCAGACTTCGTTCGGATGGGTGCCAAGCTGGAAGCCCTGCAATCGCTGATGAGCCGGCTCGATCTCTCGAAAGAAGTGCGCGAGATGGAAGGGCGGGTGATCGTCATCGAGGCCACGCTGAAGGAGATCAACCGCGACTTCGTGGAAGCGCGGGCCGATATCAAGGCGCTCCTGTCCTTTCGCTCCCTCTTGCTCGGCCTCGGGAGCGCCATCAGCCTCGTGATCAGCGCGCTGGTCTCCATCATCAGCCGGATCGTGTGGCGATGATTGAGCTCAAACCCGGCGTCCGGTTGCAGGGGATTCGGCCCGAGCTCGTGCTGGCCGTCAGTGTCGCCGAAGGGATCTGGATGGCCGCCGGGGCGCCGAGTCTCGTCATCACGGCTGGCATTGAGGGTCTGCACGTGAGCGCGAGCGACCACTACGCCGGCGATGCTGTGGACCTGCGGACGAAGACCCTACCCGCC